GGCCCGGCAAGCGCGAGCTTGGGGCCGGTAGATTCGGATTCCGGGAGCTGTTGGAGAACTTCCGGGGTGTGCTGAATGCTGAGAAACGAAAAAAAATAATTGTTGGCGGCTGATAAATAGCATGATAGATCGTAAATGCCGCATTGTGCCCGGAAAAATTTGTAGAATCCGAATTTTTGTCTTATCTTTGCACACGCAAAAGCGATAGTACATCACTAAAGACATATCGCGGGATGGAGCAGTTGGCAGCTCGTCGGGCTCATAACCCGAAGGTCGGAGGTTCGAGTCCTCCTCCCGCTACTTAAAGGCCGATAACGAACTGAAATATAGTTAGTTACGGCCTTTTTTCTAAAATAGCCGGGACAATTCCGGGACAAAATATTTGTCTGAATTGTTCTGAAAATCAACATTCTACATTTTTGCGTCGGGTCGCTGACCGCGAAAATGTAAAAAAAATGTTGTCTGTAAAAACTGCGCGAAATTCTGCGTTAAACGAGATCCTCTCGTTCACTTATCCCCGTTTGCATACGGGCGCTTGCTGGTTTATCAGTTTTTACGCCTTCGACCCAGCAAAGGGCGAAATGCGTCGAAAGCGGATAAAAATCAATTCCGTCGGGACGGCCTCCCAGAAACGGCAATATGCCGCGCAGGTATGTCACCGGCTGTCTGCAAAGCTGGAAGCTGGCTGGAATCCTTGGATAGAGGCTGATGCCGACCGCTCCTACAAACTATTTTCCGACACGCTGATTCATTATCGAAATTACATCACCAAACTCTTGAATGACGGAGTACACCGGGCATCAACGCACCACGATTATATCTGTTTTGCTCGCATAATGGAAGAATGGAATGATAATCAGCGGGTGTCTATACGGTATGTTTATCAATTCGACCGGGCTTTCTGTGTTCGTTTTTTGGACTATGTCTATATTGAACGGGAGAATTCTCCACGCACACGCAACAATTATTTGGCTTTCCTTCGGTCGTTCAGCGCCTTTTTGGTGCAACATCTGTATATCAAAGAAAAACCGACGGATGGGTTGGTCAGTATTGGCAAGGCTTTGCTCAAGAAAGAACGCAAGGTTATTGCTGTGGATGATATGCAACGCCTGCATAATTGGCTTCAGGAGAATAACCGCCACTTCCTTTTGGTTTGCTACTTTCTGCACTACATGCTTATCCGTCCGAAGGAGATTGCCAAACTCCGACTGTGTGATATATCCGTCAGTAAACAGACGGTCTATATTGACGATACAATCTCGAAAAACAAGCGTTCGGCATGTGTTACTATACCCCAGAAAATTATTGAGTTGATGGCCGAACTTGGGTATTTTGACGCTCCGAGTACCTACTATATTTTTTCCAAGGATTTCAGACCGGGGCCGGAATGGGTAAACGAAAAGACTTACCGCGACTTTTGGAGCAGGAAAATCCGCCCTGCTCTCCACTTTCCCAAAGAGTACAAATTTTATAGTCTGAAGGATACCGGAATTACCGCGATGCTCCGTGCTGGGTATGATACCCTTTCGGTTAAAGAACAGGCGCGGCACTCGTCGCTATTGATGACCGATGTGTATACGCCGCAGGATATTCGGGATGCAAATCCGCTTTTATTGAATTATCAGGGCGTTTTATAATGTAAATTTCTGGAATGTATTTTTGTTATCTTTGCCTAACCAACAGTAAATAATTTGGCGTATGCATACGGATGATTTTGATGGCTTTGTAGTTACTATAAATGGTACAACACACTATGTCGATGGGACTGTACCTGATAAAACATTGAATACTGTTTCTGACTATAACAGTTTGTTAAGGGATATAATAAATATTCCGACCATTCACGAGCATTATTATTCGAATTTGTCTCGCGAACATTGGGCGCAATTATGTGCTGCGATGGATGTTGTAAGGGACAGTCAAAGAGCCATCGATAAATTTCAGAAAATAGGCGAAATCAATTACAATCATGGGGATTCGCTTTATATTTATGGGCTTCTTAATGCATTTTATTTACAACAAGATGCGGCAACCACTATCTATAAAATTATTCTTAAAGAGAAAGAACTAAAATATTCCAATGAATATCCGGAAATCAATAAGATTAGGATAATCCGAGATGATGTATGCCATGCCACTGATAGAAATATTAAGAAAGAGAAAATAATAGCCCAAATATTTATGAACCCGTCACCAGTAACAAAACACGGATTCGACTATCGAAAATACACCACGTCAGATGGAAAACGGAAAGTTGACACAATTCATGTCGATATAGATGATTGCATTGCCAAGCAAGCCAATGACATTAAAGATATACTTTGTACGATCTGTAAAAAAATATTGTCATCCATTTCGCCTGATGTTCAAAAGGAGTATTTGGAGTCGTGGTCGCAAGCAATGAAGGCATTGTGATTTCTCACTCAATAGAGTACCAGACAATAAATCCCCCGCCAATGGCGAGGGATTTTGTCATTTGAAATATTTGTCCTTGAGTTCGACCAGCTTGTCCCAATAGGTGACGATCAAGCCGTCCATGTGGTAGTGGTATTCCCCGGCATAGTTGGGCACGCCACCGAGCCGATTTGCTGACCTTTCGGTGTAAAAGTGGTAGTAGTTCGCCGCCCGGCAGAAAAGCCAATGCAGGCCGCTCGGAATTGCGAATACAGGCAACCACAGCCAGCCCCAGCGCCGCGACTGTCGGACGTGGCCGAACTCATGGTCGTATACCGGTTCCCGGTCGATGTTCCCCGGCGCGATAAAGACGTACCGCCCAAGCGTCATGCCGCCCCGCACATGGTTCGTCGCATAGAACACCGCCCCGCGTTGCCCGGTGATCTTCACGCGGTCGAAACAGAATGCCAAGTACGCAAGGCCGAGCAGGTTCTGCGGGAGCTGCCACAAGTAGAGTAGTGCCGCCCATGTTGTTTTCAGAAATTTCTTCATCGGTTTCGTTTTTTAAGTTCGATATAATCGGTGTATACGATTCGCGTGTGCGGGTTCGACGACACGACCTCCTGCCGTATCGCTTTGGTTCCCCAGCGGATGAAGAGGAAGCGCCTCGGCACCCGGTGTACGACCTGCCGGAGGGTATCGACGCTCTCCACGCGGCACGCGACCGAGTCACGCTCGATCAACCCCTCGACCGTCACCCACGGATCGCGCCAGCGAAATGTCCGCATCGAGTCGATAATGACCGCCCCGGCCGGGGTCTCCCGGACGACGGCCGTGTCCCGGAGTTTCGCCCGCAGCTCTACGACGGTCGCCGTCGCCGTCTTGGCCGTCGATTCTACCCGGCGGAGCTTGATGCCGAGGTCGCGGATGCTCTCGGCATCTGCCGTCCGGAGCCGCTCCAACTCCGAGACGCGGAGATTCAGCACCATGTTCGACGCAGCGGCCTTGCCTGCCTTTGTCCGGTAGATTTCGACATCGGACATCAGCGCGGTCTGGTTCGACTCCAACCGGCGGCGCTCGCGCTTTTCCGAGCGGAGCCGCGCACTCTGCACCCACAACAGGCCGCCTGCTATAATCAGGGCTATGAGCAGGAAGCGTTTCATGCCTTTTCGAGCGTTTTGGAGATTTTGAGAATCAGCCCCGCATAATCCGCCGGTTTGGCCGTGCAGTAGCCGCAGGCCGCAACCCGGTAGGCGAACTGGTACACGTCGTCCTTGTACGGCATCGCGGGGGCATAGCGTTCGGTCAGCAGAATTCGGGAGTGGTCGGTCAGGCAGTCCCGGACAGAGGGATAATCGCGGAAAGCGCGATCCACGACATATTTGTAGCGCCCGTCCGGCATCCGCGTAATGGAGTGTACTTTGGGGAATCGATGGCCCTGCTGATCGTCCTCGAAGTACTCGAACGTCCGCACGTATTTCACCGCCCCGCGCCACTTCTTCGTGGCGGTTATGCCGAATAGATTGTTGCCGATGGCGGACTTTCCCCAGCCAGTTTCGAGCGCGGCCTGCGCGGCCACGAAGAGCGGGTTCAGCCCGGTTTCCTCGCAGGAGGCCGCGATGTCCGGCCAGTAGGTTCTCTTAAATTCTCTCGGTGTCATAGTTGTTCTTCCGTTTCGTCGTAAATATCCGGGTTCGGCATGAATTCGGGGCTGGGACTTTGCTCGCCTCTGGCCGGGCCGCGGGGGCTGCCGGACTGCCGACCTGCCCTCTCCATGTACTCCAGCACCGCGGCCACGATGCCCTGCGTTTCCCGGTTCTTCAATGCCGAACCCAGCGCGGCCGCCGCATCCGCAATCTTGGCTTTCTCCTTATCCTCGGACTTCTCATATACGCTCTTCAGCTCGATGAAGCCGATGAACATGGCACCCAATACCGTCAGAATCGGAATCAGCGGCAGGCGGCTCCCGGTCTGCTCGTTGATTTGCCATACGGTCAGCATCTGCACCGCGTCGATGGCCGTTACCACGAAAATCAGGTTGAAATACTTGGCGATCTTCTCGACGGTCTTGCGGTAGCCGAGCGATGAGCGCAGCTCTCCGCGTTTGCGGGCTTTTCGAATGCCTGCCCATAGGTCGAGGAAAATCACGAACAGTACGAGCAGGTAGACAATCGTGAGAATGATGAGCTGCGGACGTATCGCCGCGAAAATATGGTCTATCATAGTTCAGAAATTTCAAAAAAATGACGAGTAAGGTTAAGTAAATCCCCAGTGAATGAGTCATAATACAACCATCTCCCGCAAAGGAATATTTGTTATCGGTCACACCCCGTCAAAAAAGTTATACATGTACTATCGTTGCTGTTTCATCGTAGTTTCGGGCTATTACTCTGAAATAGGCGCGTGCCCCCTCGGTTCGGTATTGAGGATTACCCGTAAACAATACAACTCCGCCGTAAAATGAAACCTGCATCTTGCGCTTTCCGGAAGGCTCCAGCTTTCCGCCGCGGTCGCCTATATTGGTGCCGCGATGCAGCTCGAATTTCCCCCCCCCCCACGAAACCGCGGTCGGCAATGCGCACGACCCACCTTTCCAAGAGGTCTGCGACGGAAATTATCGGCATCCAGCCCGCCGCATTGGCCTTTGTTGTATCGAACTGAACAGGATTAATCCGGACGGGCGTCCAGTTTACCTCATCCCGCGAGAAGGAGTCCTGTACGAGCTTGAACCCCGCATTCAGAGGACGGTTCTGTATCTGCCCGGTTTGAGGGTTCCGGCGGTATCGCTTCTTCGCGTTTTTGTAGTGCAGGATGCCCACGAAACACTGCTTCAGAATCGGATTTTTCAAATCCGTTGCGGGCTTTACGCAGAGCATCCCGCCTTGTACTTTCCATGTGACCGCGGGAACAGCCTCGGCACTCATGGGATAGGGTAATTCCGTCCACTTGTTCACCCCGTCCCCAATCTTATGCCGGCCGGTATCGGCTTCGTAAACCACCTCGCCATCGAGCAGTAGGGGATTTGCGGCTTTCAGTGCCGCCGCCGTATATCGGGGATGCTGTATTCGTCTGTCCATAATTACCTCCGTATTTTTGCCTGCACTTTGCATTGTTCTGCATATTCGAAATAGGTTGCAAACTCTTCGGGCTTGGTGTCCCGCTGGCGGAGTATCGCCAGCTCGTCGGCAACCGAGTACCGTTCGCTGATCAGGGCCTGCACCCGCTCATGGTAAATCGGTGCCGGGATGCTTTCGACGTACTCGGTCAGAATGGGAAAGCCCTGCTCGTCCTCCGTAATCATCCTGCCCGCGGCCTGCCCGTCGAGCAGCTCTCGCCATCGCTCTTCGGTGATTTCCACGGCTCCGTCGATGGGCGCATCATAAAATCCTTGTTTCCAGTATTTCATATTATCCTCTCTTTATTTCCAGCGTCCTATTGCGAGCCAGTGGAAAGACCAAGCCGACCGGCCTTGTCCGCTTCCGTCCTTCCAGTTTACAGCAGCCTTGAAATACGATGTACTTTTAGCTGAAATGTAGCAACTGACGCTACCGGTAAACGAATTGTCTCCGGACACGGGAGTCGTTATTGTTATTGGTACTACAGAATAAAATCCCGTAGGGTAGTATACTGTGTGTAGCCCTGTGGAATTTCCGTTTTGAACTCCCCATTGTAACATGAGACCGTCCGGGGCTTTGTAATAACCGTTTGTCGAAAGCAGTTTTGCCAGCGTTACATTCGCAAGGTCATTGTCTGCTTTGTCGTTCCACTTCAATTTTTCTGCATCGGAAACGAATCGATGCCCGGAGTCCTGCGTTACCCGGTCGGCGGTGATATTGCCTTCAAAATTCCCCCCCCCAGCGTATGGGAGGGCGCTCCATGCCTTCACTCCGTCGCCGATTTTGTGACGGCCCGTGTCGGACTCGTATACGACTTCTCCGGCGAGCAGCACGGGATTCGCGGCGGTCAATGCTTCCGCCGTATACATCGGATGTTGAAAGCGTCCTTTTAGTGTTTCGTTGCTCATATGCTTTTTAATCCAGAAGTGCTAAACTATTCGACATGGGCGAAATGCGCCAAGAGTGATAATATTCGAGATAAACGCAGACAAGAATTCCGTACCCGCCGAAACGGATAGACTTGGCAGATACGCTTCCCAACCCTTTTTGTGCGGTTATATCCGCCCCTGTTGCGTCAGTAAGCACGGTTGTACCCGCAAACATCTGTACGAATACTACGTGCGGCACACCGGGGTTGTTGTACGGGTTGGCAAGTGTTACGTTCGCGTTGTACCCGTTGTTGTGAATGAAGTTTATGCGGGAAGTGGTTATCGGGCTGCTGTAGTATGCTACGACAAAAGGTTCGCCGGTTGCGGTTTCCCCCGACTTATATGGCAGGTTGTTCCATGCTGTCCGGCCGTCGCCGATCTTGTATTTTCCTGTGTCGCTTTCGTGCATGACTTCACCGTCGAGCAAAACCGGATTGGTCTGCGTCAGTTGTGCCGCCGTGTACGGTGCCTGCTGGAATCGACCGTGTATCGTTTCGTTGCTTCCCATGTCGCTAATTCATTCCGGGGATGGTACACTTGATAATGAACGTACTCTCTTTGAACTCGTCGATCGCAGCTTTTGCGGCCGCGGCTCCGGCACCTTTCGGGTCAAAGACGCTCCCGAAGTCGTTTTGCAGCTGCGTCTTCAACGCGGAGTACTTGAGCGTGATGACGTTCGTACTCGACACTTCGATGTAGGTGTTGTCGCCCTTGTAGATATCTACGAGGTCTTGCACGGGCAGATACTGCGGCGTGTTGTTGTTCTGGAAAAGAAACTCGATGTATTTGTCGCCGACCTTTGCCCCGCTATAGGGCGTGTTCGCCGTCGTTACGGTCTTAATCGACGAGCCGCGCAGCACCTGATCGAGCGGGATGTTGATGGGGACGCCGAGACGCTGGCCGTCTTTGGTCAGGTAATAGGTGGCAGCGAACCCGCTCACCGTTGGGGCTTTTTCCGTGCTGTATTCGGGAAGGCCTTCTTCCTGAATGATACGTGGGGTATACGGTGCAGTTCCTACGGTAACGGTTCCGTCGGATTTGAACGTGATTTCTGCTGTTGCGAGGAATATGGTTCCTGCTTTGTCCGATGCTACCCGGATATCATTGATTAACCCGGTGACGGCAGATGCAGAAACTTCGGTGATCGACACCATGCCGCTCAAATAATCTTGCATCTCCGGCACGGTAACCCGATGAGCCATTATGACGCATTTTTTGTTGGCGTTGACCGCAGCTACGATGTTTTTTGCGACCTGCCCCTGCGGGTTGAGTCCTTCGGTCGGTGGATGCAGATAAGCGTTGTAGTTGAAGGTAAATACATCCGCTTTCTCATTCCAACCTGTAATCTGGGCATCCGTCACGAGTCGATGCGAGGCATCGGCCATCAGCTGCGCAAGAGAGGTGACATTTGCCCAGCCGAGTGCCGACCAAGTCTTTGTGCCGTCGCCGACCTTGTATTTCAACGGAGAGGTACCCCTTACAAGTCCGTACTCTCCATCGAGCAGGACGGGATTTGCCGCAGTCCACTCGGCTTCGGTACCTGTTATGAACTGGATGCGGGATTTCAGCAGAATTTCCTGTACTGCCACTAACGTTTGATTGTCTGCCATGATATTGTATGTTTAATCGTTGCTTTTTAAGTCGGCGGGACTGTATCCTCCGAGAATTAGACGGTCTGTTTTTTTTATGTAGTCGCCGGCAGATGCAAATGCGGGGAATCTGTTGTATTGTTTCCGTGTTGCTATGCCGTCAGTTCGATTTATCAGATAATAAATTTGGTAGATTTTAATTGTTCCGTCTTCCTCCGAGGTTTCGAATATTCCTGTAAATAACTGATAGCCTCCGTCTACTTTTTGAACCTGAATAATGGATTGTTGGGGGAGTTCCGCCCTTTCTTTTATGTAGATATTTGCCGTAATACCTTTTTCGAGCTTTTCCATAATCTTGAGACAGGTGGCAGGATATGCAGAACTCGTTAGGTCGATAATGTCGTATGAGGCATTGATTATCGTGGCAATTACCGCCTCCCCGTAGGCTGTTTGCTTAAAATTGTCTGATGGGCCAAACCAAAGGAATAGCCCTGTTTTGGCGGGGAAGCATATGCTTTTTATTTGATTTAAAAAATTGTCATCCGGGATTGTCAAAGTGAGTTCCCGCCGAAGTTCTCCTTTGCACATGCGCCTGCGCGATAACGGGATGAATACTTCGAGCGAGTATTCATCAACCTGACGGCAGTCTTTGTAAACTCCGTCAATGCGGGACGCTTTGAAGTGGGTTGCTCCATCTGTAAAATAGTCGATGGTGAAATCGATTCCCGCGTCCGGAATTGCCGCTTTTACAAGGGTACCATCACCTTGCCGTTCATAGAATGTTTCTATGTAAGCAAGGTCGGTAAGTATGTTCCAGCGTCTATACGATGTCATGGTTCTTGTTTTATGCAAAAATATTTGATTGCTGTCGCTGCGGAAAGGACAACTTTATTCCCGCCGTATCGATGGAATTTGCCAGAAATCGGTCGGGAGTTCAGGTTCCGGAAGTTCTGCCCGGTCATAATAATTTCCTTCGTCTTTTTCCGATAAATGGTATTTGAAGGTGTAACTGTTCAAGGTGGACTCTTTGTGTTTGACTTCGTACTCTGTGACGACTATTTGTTTCCAACCTTCGGGAGTGTATAAATATCGGTTGCTGGAGAGCAGAAATTCTTTCCATTGCTGGGCAACACCGTTTGAATTGATATAACCTGTGTTTTGCTGCCAAATGGATGTGAAGCCGTTGTTTAATTCTTCTTCGCAACCTTGATTGATAAACGTGTCAATCTCACCCTCCGGGAGTAATGTCGAAAGCCCAGAGGCAATTATTGTGTCGAATCCTCCGAGTGAATTTTGGAATAGGAAACAGCGATCCCGAAAGTTGTTCGACCGCAAAACATATCGCTGGGCGAAAGGATAGTTCTTTACGCCGGTTGTATCTGGGGCAGAGGCAGAGTTCAGCCCCAGCCCGTAGATATCGTATGCCACAGGGTTCAGCTGTTCCGAGGTGCATACGCTACGCCAGAGCTGCTCGAAGGAAACGTCAATCCGGACGATACCTTCTTCAGATGCTGTGAAGATGTCCTGTGTGCGTTCGATTCCTTCTGCTGTGTAGAGCCGCGACTTAATCCGCAGAAATTGCGGTTCTCGGTCAAGTTTTACGAATGACAACCATTGCGGTGCCCATGTCGGCATGGTGATGACTTGCTGTTGCCAAGTCAGGAAGTTTCTGGCCCACCAATCCATGCCTACAATATGAGGTGCTTTGACTCCGCCGGCAATGACCTTGAAACGGTAATTTACAGTAGTTGCCGTGTCAGTCAGCAACAAATACAGGTGTGTGAAGTCATAGATGCCAGTTTGTTTCGGAAGTTCATATTTCAGTAGGCCACGAACGATGTCCCGCAGGTTAATCGTTATCAAACCTTCGGCATCATAATAAAGCTTCTGGGTGTCGCAAATTTTTGCGTCGTCAAGTCGTACCGTCATGAAAACGGACATCGGGTTTGCAGCTTTGTTTCTGATAATCATTTTTCCCAGATTCTCGGAAAACTGGCAGACTGCGGGCGTTTCGATTATTTCAAAGGTTTCGACCATCGGCTTCTATTCTTTGAGCAAAAATATTTATATGACAATTGGACTGAAAGGACATATCATGCTTCAACCAGTTCCGCATTGGAGTGCAGGATATCGTGAGTCGTATTGCCGGTTATTTCGAGAGTTTTTATCAGATACCTCATGTTGCAGATTAACACTTTTGTCCAAAGGCGTAGGTTGGCAATATCTACTGCAGTTAAGTTGAGATCTACTTTGAGACATTCCTTATCTTGTGCCAGCCACTCCGCGTAGGGTTTGTGGAATCTGTTGTACAACCCATTTTCTCCTCCAATTGCAAGGGAATACTCGCTCCGGTCTTCTGTGCCAGCCGAAAGGTCGGGAATGCCACCTTCGAAATAATATCCTTTATCCGAAAAATTATTTTTGACCAGCAAGCCGATATAAACCTCTGATGGGCGATTACCGCCTGCGGTTGGGAATTCCACAACAGGCGTTACTGCATTCAGAGGAACTACTTCTTCGATTGAACCGTCTGCATGGACGGTCTTGGTCGTATATACGGCCATCGGAACACATTTCGGGCAGGTGAAATCAATCGAGCAATCGTAGGTTGCTCTTCCGAGTCGGCTTCAGGTTCCATTTTCGTAAATCCAGCTTGATGTACGATATCCAGACTGGCTATTGGTGTAGTGTATTTGCTCCATGTAGTCCCACGCCCAGAGTGATAAAGCAGCGCGTCGATTTTCTTACCCGAAAAAATATCTCCGGTTGGGGCCAGTTTGATATTTTTATATTCGGGAGACACTCTGTACTTGTTGATGACGTCCTGCAGGGAATAGCTTTCGAGGATTTCATCAGTCGGCTCTTGGCCTAAATCCTCTTCGTAGGACTTGGTGTAGTTGTCATCCTCGTTTCGGAATGCGAGGGTATAGCCTTTTCTTTCATAGGAGGGGAGCGAATAATTGTCGCTGACTTTGGCTGTCCAGTCTATAAACTTATTACTCGCGAGAATCGATTTGTTGCTCATCAAGGAATACTTTTTTCCAGAAAGGAATAGAGTGCAGCAAGGTATTTTGAGGAGGTTGATAAGAAAATCACTCAAGTCCATGTCTGGCATCGAGTCTGCGAGATCCAGCGTACAATTACTCATATAGGAACCCGGCCGGGACCCCGGTGTCGTATTTTTTACTCCGTAGCGATTGTCGTATTCCGAACTTTTGTAAAGTCCGAGGATTGCTAACATATTGAGCAGTTTTTCGAGTTCTGGCTCTCCAAGTTCTAACTCCGGAAGGATTTTATCGAGTATATACCGTACTTTGATTGCCGGGACTATGTAAGGTTGGTTGGTATAAAGCCAGTTCGCATATTTTTCGACTGTTGAGCACTCCGCCTTCGTTGGCCCCGGCGTTGTATACTCGATTGAGGCACTCATTGCCTTGCGCATAATCTGGGGTAACCCGAATTCATCATATAGCCCTTTGCGGGCATTCTCGACCATCGTTGAAAACCTGATGTCCTCAAAACCGGAGAAGGGAATGTCTGTGAGTTTCCCGGTGACGATATGGTCGAATTCAGCCCCGACGAATGAATATTGCAGGGAGTTATCGGAATAGTCATCGTATTTCAGTTCACCTTGAAAAGCGACGGTACCATTGAATAACGCTTCACATGATGCTGTCTTGCGTGATGGCCGCCGCCGGATGCCGGGGGTAAATCCGAAAAATTTGCAGTTTTTCGGCGACAGCTTGAATTCTACATTCGTTGAAACGGCCACTGGTACCCTGTCATCTTCAAAAATCGGGTTGTCGAGCGTAAATGTTACATCCTGTTCAGGCTGTACATCGAGGATTATCCCCTCGGAGCGGAATTGTATCATCGTTTTTTGCCTCCAATTTGCCCGCGTTCCCGCGTGCGGTTGTATTCTTTCATTTTTGCAACTATCCCGTTCTCGCCCAGCATTGTCACGTAGGCAAGAATCGGATTCTTCAGCATGTCGCATAGTCGATCGACGGCCGCAATGAATTTGCCGGCCGTGCCTGCGTCCAAAGAGGAAAGTCCCGTGTCTGTTGTGTCGAATGACGGGATATCTCCGGTTGGGCCGCCGGATACGAATCCGGGTACCGGTGTATTTTGCCGGTATACGGCATTGAAATCGAAGCTGCCGAGTGTCCCCTGCCGGCGGGCCGCTTCGATCGTGTTCAGCACGGGGATCATCGAGGGGTTATCCATCGCAGAAGCCGGGACGACATATTCTTTTCCGTTTTCCGATACCAATACAGTCGGCGATGAGATAAAGCCCCGTTTATCCGGAGAATAACGGGCGTTGAACTTCTTCCCGTCCTGCATCCGCTCGAATACTTGACCGCCCTCTTCGGCACCAGTAGTTATTGGGGTCGATGCAATCATAGCGATTTGTGCGGCACCCATTGCAGCGGTAATCGCGGCCATAATATAACCAGCAGGTGGTGCTATTGTTAAAGCTGCTGTAACTCCCAGAGCGGTGTTTACAATAGCGTTAGTAAGGCTCATGGCCTTTTGTCGTTTTGCCTGCTTGAGTTGTAATTCCTCTTGTTTTGCTTCGAGTTCTGCAGCCATTCGATCCTCCTCTGCTTGGGCTTGCTCTTCGGTCATCAGTCCGGCTTTGACGCGCTTCTCGTTGGCTTTTTTCTTCTTATCTTGATTTTTCTGATATTTCTTTAATTCTGCATTTTCCTTTTTGGTCATCATATTGTCGTAGGTATTATATACCTGCAGCGCCGTTTCCGTAGCTGCGCCAATCGCTGTCATGGCGGCATGTACTGCTTGCAACGCTTCTTCGGTAGAAGCAGCTCCGTTCTTCAGCACATCAAAAAATTTCATCCAGTCCGATTGAGGCAGTCCCATGAACGTAGGGTCATTGCTCGCAAAAGAGAATGTTTTCTGCTGCCCGTCGCCGAGAACTTCCAATACGCCGATGATCGCTGTTCTGACATCTTCGAAACGGTTGACGAGATTTTGCTTCTCTTGAGCCGAGAGAAGCTGCGTGTCGAGTTGGATGCCGTTGAACATTCCGGACTCGATGAGCGTTTTTAATTGCGCAGAGAGTTGAGTCAGGTGTTCGAGTTCCAACCGGGACTCTTCTTCCGCTTGGGCTTTCCGTAGCTGTTTGCGAGCCTCGGCCGAGCCTCGGAAGTCGAGGAGTTCCTGCTTGTGACGGTTTTTGAGCTGTTTCTTTTGCAGCTCATAGGTTTCCTCTTCCCTTTTCAGTCGGTCATCAATTTCGTCGAGTCGGATTTTGGTGATGTTGCGCTGGTGGGCTTTCTCCAGAGCTTCCAGTGCCGCGGCGTTGCCTGCGTACTTCTTTTTCTGCAGTTCGTAGTCGGCGTTCTCCCGTTTGATCCGATCGGTTTCCGACTGCTGAAGAAGTTTGTTTATCTCCTCTTCTTTGGCTGCGGCCGCCTTCTTCTGCTCCAGTCGTTTGTCGGCGAGTTGGTTTTGGATTTTGAGCCGTGTAGCACCTTCATCGACATTTTTCGCAAGGCGTTTTTCCAATGCTGCAATTTCCAGTTTCAGCAGCTCCTCGTTGAATTGGGACGCGGATACGATTTCCCCGTTCTGGTATTTCTCCTTGAGTTTCAGTTTCGCGGACAGGAACTCTTTGTCTTTTTCGAGCGACCATTTGCCTGTATCGTCCGGGCCAGTGGGCGTTGTATTTGTGGTCGTGGTGGTGTTCAGATTGAGAGGGGTGGCGAACTTACCGTAGAGAGTGTCCAGCATCGAGAGAGCCTGCTGGCCTTCGGTCACGGTATTGCGTAATTCTGTGGTGATTTCTTGTAAGGCGATATTTCGGCCTGCAGGATTCCATGCCGATCCGGTTAGGTTCAATCCCAAATTCCGCAATGCTATATTGAGATCGGAAACTGCTTGACTTTGTTTTGCAGAATCTCTTCCGGCCGTTTTTATCTTGCCTGTGAAATCGACGACTGCGGCGGCGATTAACCTCTGTTTATCGGCGGTGATCGACGATTCGTCTCCCCATTTTTTATATTTGTTCGTGATTTCGTCGATCGCCTTTTTCGTGGCTGTCATCTCATCGTTGGCGATGCGTTCCGCTTCCTGCTGCCGGAATTTGAGCCTGATATTCTTTTCCAATTCGGTATTTGCCGACTGTAGGGCGAGGGCGATTTCCTCGTTTGTGCTTTTTTCGGTGAGCAGATTCGGAAGGTAGTTGCCGTATCTTTCGTTTATGATTTTGATTGCTTCGGCTCGTGCGCGGCTCCCGGAGGCTGCGCGGGTCGCGGCCTCCTGCAATTCGTTGAGTTTTCGTTTCTCGTTGTCGATTTCGACCGCGGCTTCGGCGGCCATGTTCTTGACCTGCTTGTGGGCTTTGAATATTTTGTCGCTAAACAGGGTTACCGCACCGATGGCGACTGAAATTGCTGTCACAATCCAACCCCACGGCCCGGCTTTGATGACGTTGTTGAATATCTGTGTAACCAGCGTAGCCTGCTTCGTTATGGCGATATATGCAATATGGGCCGCTCGGTAAATCACCATCGCCTTGTGTGCAGCAAACATTATCGTTTTGTAGGCTGCGATGGCCGCAACGACTGGGATGATCGCTCCTTTTGTCAGGTATAAGAATTTCACAAGACCCGTCAGCGCCTTCAGAAAGGTTACGGTGATCGAGGTTGTCGAGGTAAATGCCGGATTCAGTGTTTCGCCGAGGATTACGGCCTGTTCATGGAGCGCCTTCTTCTGCTTTTCGTATTGGGCCGTTGCACTTTCGTTTTTGGTGTTGAACTCTTCGATGACAGACGTGCCGGTTTCGAACGCACGATTGGCGATTTCCTGCTGCCGGCGCAGCTCGTCGGTATTGGCCGCCAGAACGCCCAAGACCTGCACGCTACGTTGCCCGTCGAGTTTCATCGAGTTCAGGGCGTTTACGATCGACTGCATGCCTTGTCCAGACTTGCCCATACCCTCCAAAACGCGGATAAATGCCTCGTTCATATCTTCGCCCATGAGCTTCTGAAATTCGCCGAGGCTCATCTTGGCAATTTTGGCAAAGACCTCTGTCCGCTTGTACATGGCGGTAATCACCTGCCCGTAGGAGGTGCCTGCTGTTTCGGCCTGCTGCCCCAATTTGTCAAGGGTGCCGGCGAGGCCGAGGACGGACTGAATCGAGATATTTACGTTCGGCGCCGTACCGGCCGCCCTCTTTGCGAAGTCAACGACAAAACCCTCGGCCGCTGTGGAGGCCATACCGATTTCGTTGATTGCCGAGCCGACCTTGAGCATACTCTGCTCGATGCCGTATTGTTCTCGGAGATGAAAAATATCGACGAGTTTACCAATTTGCTGGATGGCCGCTTCGACATTTCCGCCGAGGTCGCGGGCCAGTGCGACCCCGATCTTGTCGCCGGCACGGGCGAAGTCGAGCAGGTTCTGCGTGCCTTCGATACCGAGTTTACCTGCCACGCGTACAATGTCGAGCAGTGAGTTCTGTGCGGTTCGGGTGTCTATCTTCTTCAGTTCTTCCGATACTTCGCGGATCTCGGTTTTTGTTGTTGAAGTGGTCTTTTGGGCATCGGTCAGAGCTTCGTCGTACTCCAGAAAGGCGGCACGGGCTTTCTTGGTGCCCATGACTGCGAACGACATCGAGGCAAATCCGGCCGTGATTGCGCCGAAGAACTTGCTGAACCCGCCGGCCAGTCGTTGCACGACATTCCCCGTGTCGCGTGCCGACCCTTTGAGTGCCTTGATGCGGACATCGACCTGACGCAACTCCATGCGGAGCTTCTCCCATTGTTCTGTATGGGGCACGGCATTGCGAAAAGCGTTCATAGTCGCTCTGTGGTGCTGCTGCAATTCCCGCAACGTCATCTTTTCGAGCGACTGCTGTCGGATCAGGTTCTGTAAACGGGTCTTTTGATCATCCAGTGCTTTGCTCTGTTTGTCGATCTCTGCCGTAAGCGCACGATATTCCGGGGTGTTCTTCTTCCCTTGTGCTTCCAGTTGTTTCTGGGAAGCGATAAGTGCATCAAGAGCGATCTTCCCATCGTGGGTGGATCGTTTGAGGTCTTCGATACTTTTGCGCCCGGCGTCGCCGTTGATGATGATATTAAGCCTTAAATCTTCATCCCGAAGTGCTTTTGCCATATTCCTAATCCGTCAGTTGTTGCTTGATTTCTGCAACAACATCGTCGGTCAGGCCGTACATCAAGCGGGAAGCAATCGACTCGTAGTGTCCGTAAGCGAAACGGGTGTGAATCTTGCGGGCACGCCGGACGAGCTTGGAACCATAGCGCAGAACCCGCATGTCGAGGAACCGTTCTTCGATCGTGTGCTGGTAGGTCATTGTCGCCGACATCTCGCCCTGTTCGGAAACAGACATCGAACGCTCATTGACCAGCCGGCCGGTACGGGTACGGAGTTTCGTTGCCAGCACCGTATTCTGGTTCTTCAGCCATCGGTTCGACTCGTCGAGCAAAGTGCGCCGTATGTACTCTCCTTTGACAGTCATTTGTTGCAGTTTGCAACAAAAGTAGCCGCCCGAAGGCGGCTACAAAGGACAGGTTGAATAAGGGCTATCTGCCGGTCGGTAGGCGGAAAACTTCTTGCCGCCGTCGGTCGGCTTGCATCTTTCTTCTCTGTAGTTCGGCCCGTTCTGCGGTCAGCCGGGCAATCATTTCGCTTTGGGATTTGACCGTTTCGATCAGCTTTGAGAGAAATTCGCTCTCGATGCGGGATACTGCAAGGCAGGTCTCGCCGATTTTCGTGTTTTTCATAGAGGTTTTAGCATTAAACCGTTAAACAAAATGTGGCTTCGTCTTTCCCGCTGCTAAACACCTCTACGGCTCGCCGGGGCATTAACCGCACGGCACGGGGGTACGAAACCACATAAAATTTTATACGCACAAAAAATGCCCGTATATTTCGACGGACATCATCCGCCGTAGAGATTGTTTAGCATTGCAAATATAAATAATATTTTGGAGAAAATGATTTTTAATGCAATAATCCATTGCTTGTATGTCTATACATCGCTACTGCATGCATGGGTCTGTTTCTGTTTCGTATTGCCCCCGTGTTTTAAAGCCATTCGTTCCTGATTCGTTTTCTCCGATATATTTGCTCAATAGCCAATGATAGACGTTTTGACCGCCACCCATTCCGGGCATAGTAACAACATAAGCCTGCTCGAATTCCCAGCCGAGCGATCCCATGTAATTCATTGCGTCAACCATCGAGTTAAAAGAAAGAGGCTTTCCGTCATCACCTACGAGCTTATTTCGTGAGGCCACACCACCCAGCGCATTGGTGCGCATGGCATCCTCTTGCCCAAAATCAATCCCCACGGTTACTTGAGATTTCGCAAATTTTTGCGTTCCCACGATTTCGCAGTAAACTTTCTGCTGTGCGATGACGTAGTTGCAGGCCAATACGGCCATAAACAAGAATAACAGTTTTTTCATAATTCAAGTAGGTTTAAGGTTTGCTTTACAAAGATACCCCCCCCCGCAATATTTGCAAGCGAATTATGAAAAATATGAATGCACAACGATAAAATCTCCGATCTTCTGGACGTACTACTTTGCATGATCTACTTTTTCACCTTCGGCGAAGATGAAAGATAGCTGGCCAGCAGCCACGCGAAAAGTAAACCTATGCCTATTGCTCCGAACATATCAGATCGAGATTTGTGTTAATTTATGTCCGAGGTCGTGCAGCGCGGCCTCGATCTCCTTCGCACGTTTTTCCGAGGGCTTGGAGTACCCGCATATATACTTTGCAAGCAGGGTTTCATTGATACCCATGCGGCGGGCCATCTGGCTGACGTTGATTTCCGGGAACTGGGCGAAAGCCATTGCGACCCGGTTGTCCGACGTTTCCGTCGGCTGGTCAAAAAAGCCCTCGAAACTTAAATCTTCGTCCAGTTCGGGCCAATGAATACCTGACCGCGATAATTCGTATTTCATGCGCTGCTCGTCGCTTGCCCGTGCCAGACGGGGGAAAGCGCGGAGAAGCAGACTGCCCGTTCGGCCGTCGTCGGTCGTCAGAAAAATCCGACCATTTTCGAACCATATCTTTTGCGCTTTCATATTCGTATTATTTATCGAAAAACTCCTTCCACCGTTCAATTATCACGTCTTTATTCTCCTCTATGCCCATAAGAGCGTGTTTTAACTCCCGTGGCTTCAAACCGAAATTTTCTATCAATTTTGTCTCTGGTTCGATCATGAATTTTGCGTCACATTCTCCGTTGCTGACATGTACGTGAACCGGTTCGTGATCGTTCGAGTAAAAAAAGAACTTCAGTCCTAAATAGTAAAAAAGTATGGGCATTGTGCAGTCGTTTGGTTTCTGATACAAATATAGGAATAAAATTATTCCCATACAAGTAAAAAGGAATAATTTTATTCCTACAATTATTTTGCCGGAGATCAGAATTCAATCTCAATCATCCAGCCGACCCAGCTTCCGAATACTTTGTATACCGGAACCGTATTTGCAACCTTGATTGTCATGCCGGCCAAACGGGGGCAGGCGTTCTGCCCTAAAGTGTCGGCCCGTAATGTCTTCAAAATCATATCGACCGTAGCGAGCATCGACAGATATTGTTCGAGTTCATCTTTATCTGTACGCTGGCCGGCCATTGCTTTTTCGAGGACGAATATGGCGGCCGGGAGTTGATCCTGATAGGAGTTCGATGTTTCTCCTGTTTGCCGTAGTGATGGATAGGAAACCACGACCTGACGGCCGTCTGCGCTCTTGAGCCGCTCGGTTCCGTGCGTGTCATCGACAACGGGGATCACCTCGTTTTCCGTAACACGCAGGCCGGTCAGATAGCGCAGAAGGTTAATGAGTTTTTGCATTGCGTTTTGCTTGCTTTACGTTGTGGTGTAGAATCTGGAATATTGTATATAGGCCCTCTTCGTCGATATCGTTCAGCGTGCCGAGTGCCCGATCCCGTGCCAGTTCGTAGGCTACATCTGTCAATGTGAACTTCGGGCCGGTATCGTGGGCAGTTTCCTCGTTGCTGAAGATCGTGTGCATGTCGATCTGTTCTCCGGCCACCACGATCGTTCCGGTCTGGAGAAACCTAACGCAGGCGGAGAACCACATTAGAATCGTTTGTTTTTGCCACGGGGCGATCCTGCGGGCGCGGGATACGTCCCGTTCAAAGGTTTCGTGACGGATGGGGACAACACACCGGCCGGCCCGGTTGGCCTGTTCAGAGGGTTGTCGATACAGGAAAGCGATCATCCGGTCGAGGGCCGCGGGTTGCCGGGTGTTCAAGAATTCGTCGCGGGCAATCAGGGCATTCCGAAATTCCACGAGAATCAAGTCTTGCAGAGCGTCGGCCGGCCCATGCAACCGATGGCGACCGATATGGATTTCGGGCAGCGGATTCTGTATCGTATCGAATGTCGGGAGCAGACCGTCCTCGGTGTCGGTAAACAGCCAGCCGAGGAGATTTTCGCAAAGCAAAAAAATGTTGGCATTCTTCTGTTCGGCAGCGGCTCGATTGAGTTTTTCCCACATTACCGAACGCCATGTTCGTTTGATACCGAGGAGAAGATAGAGGACGCGCACATGGAACTCAAGCGGAGATATGAGGCCGGATTCCATATCCCAAAGCAGGCGCATCGTAACGCGGGCCTGTTCCGGTGTCATCTCGCTCCATTTCGAGGGGATTTCCCTGCGCACGGCGATAGCGGGTATTTCGATCGTATTCATTATTGAACAGAAAAGAATTTGTTTCGGGGATCGTTGTCCGGTAGAAGAGAGTATTTTTCCGCAGTAGCCGATAAAGCCTCGTGAAACTCCTCAAGGGCGGTTGCCGCCTGATGATCGAGGGCTGAAAGGTAGAATTTCAACGCGTCGGTGGAGGGGGTCTTTCCGGCCCCTTTGCCTTGAAATGAATCTGCAAACCGCTGCGAGATCCCGATCGGGAATACGGACACCGAAAGTCTCTGGACGGCTATCACCATCGCCTTCAGAGCTACAAAACGCCGTGCTGCAAGAGCCATGTCTGAATCTATGTCTGACAGGAGCGACATATAACGATCTCCGGCAATCGGCTTCACAAAGCGCTGCTGCACTTCGAGGATGAAGGGTATAAGCGTATAGAAGGTGTAGAACGAGCCGTCGAGCGGGTAGATGCTTTCGAATTGGTCGAGGGTACGGAGAATCGACTGTTGCTGTTGGGTGCGCAACGGCGAGTCCTTCCACTCTTTGATGTCCGTTTGCTCAAGGAAGAGATACAATTCGTCGAGCGTTCGGAAGAATGTATCGCGCAGAACCGCATCGTCCTTCTCGATCTGCCATGCCCACGGCAGTTTTTCGGTTTCGCTGATTTTTACCTTTCTGCCGCTGTCCTCATGGCTCACGAGGTTTCGCTGGTAGAAGTGATGCATGGCTTTATACGCCACCGGCAACTGAACCCGCCGTACGAGCAGGTCTTCCGGATCATCGGATGGCTCTTCCGGATCATATTCGTCCGTCATGTATCGGGTGTGCGCCCGATCGAATGTAGCTTTCCCGATCAGTTTGATAACTTCGTTTTGGGCCAGCACGATATCCTCGCTGATCCCGGTGAAGTCATTCGCCTTGTACCATGTGCCGGTGAGATTGTATAGCTCTGCGGAGCCTTTTTTCGTTTTATTGAAAATCATGGCGTCGTCAGTTTTTTATGCGGTCATTTGGGGATGTCTCGCTTTCGGTCAAAGGTTTGCTGTGATAGAAGTCGAGTTGTAAATCAGTGTCGGGGAAATTAAAGCGAATGGCTTGGTTGATGGGTTCCAAAATGTCGTATGTGGGTTTGGCGGTGTTCGACATCATGAAGAGCTTATAGGCGTAAAGCATTTCGGAACCAGATGCGAGCTTTCCGGCGACCATAATGTTCGACAAAGAGGCATGCAGACCAAGTCCGGACGTGATTGCCGAGCTGGCCGCCTCCATGACTTTGAGTTGCGATTCGATGAAGTCTTTAATTTTCTGGTCTATCGCCTCTACCTTCCAGATGTTGGTTTGTTGCGAGAGCGGGTCGAAAACATCCACTGTGTGGAAGAATTTTCCGGCATTCTTGGCCCCAGATAACACTTCGGTCAGCTTGGTAAGCATGGTTGCCGTGAGTTTGCCGATCTCCTCTTCTACCTGTTTATCACTCCATGCCGGATTGTTCTTGCGGATGTACGTGCGTTTCTTTTCCCAATACCCGTCTGGAGAATGAACATGATATGCTGCGTTGAACCCGTTGTCGGTAACGTATTTGAATATGGCTGGAACTTCGGAACCGCGCATAATCCAGCGCAGAGTGCCCCAATATTCCGGAATCGAATAGAAATCCCGTGCGAACGAGTAAGACGAGTTGTAAGCTGCCGAAGCGGGGTATCTGGCCGGGTTGCTGCTGTCGAATACCGGGTAGATTTGGATGCCGGTGTCGATGCAATCGTTCTCGAAGTTCCCGACGAAAATGTGTCTTACGTCCTCAAGACGACGGGTGTCGGCCCATTCGAGACGGGCATTTTTCGCAGACACAAATTCCAGAGCTGCGATTCGCGGCCTCTGGCCGGAGATCCGTCCGCGGCGTTCGAGCAACTTGATGTCAAAAAATCCTTTGAGATACAAGTAGTCGGTCATCGCCGCGTCGATGTACTTCAGATAGTCCCAATCTTTCAACCACGCCATTATCTCCCTATCATCCTTGAACTCCTTCGTTATCTCGCCATTCTCGAAACGCAGGCTTCGTAGAAAGGGGCCTTCGCCGTACAGCAATCCCTTCTGACGTGCAAGAATACCGGGGGCAAGATTGTTTTCGTCCATAAGGTCGCGGATTTGCACCGGCAGGCGGTTGTTGCTGCCATAGGGTACAATCTTTTGTCCACCGACATACTGCGGCATATATTCCCAATTCTCCCGTTCTGCTTGCCATAGAAGAGTGTCGAGGTTGTTCGCTTGAGCCGTTGAGATCGTATAGACACAATCATCGACTGGCAGGGCATATGAAAAATCCGAAATCTGGGTGGCTTTTCCTGTTTTATTCATTGTAAAACTACTTTTTGACCGTTAAAACTCATCAGCAATGGCTGATAAAAGCGCCGGGCTTGGCAGGTGTCGAGGTCAAGATATGCCTCGACGAATTCGGCATCTCGATGGTTCTCCTGTTTTTCACGCTTCAGCAGACGGGCATGCCGAACTTCGATAACTCCCTTGCTTACGCGAGCCGTAGCGTCATAGGACATGAACGTGAAACCGAAGGGAATACCCTCGGCGGACAAGCGGCGCATCTCTTTTATTGCATCCCATAAATCCATAGTACAAAAATAGATCGTACGGAAACGTGTCAAAGGACAAAGGCCCGGCATGTCTGACTGGGATGACGCGGATTGCAAAAAATACGAAATAAAGGTTGAAACGGCTGATTGTAGGGGGAAAACTCCCGATTTTTATAGCTTTTTTCGGACTGTTTTTGTGTTATCCAAGTGATATAGAGAGCTGTTTGCCCGGTTGGATGACGAGCGATTTTTGTTGAGAGGAATTTGAGGCCGTCCCGCCCTATCGACAAGTTGCGATTGCACGGCTCTCGAAAAGGTGATATATGACAAAAAGACCTGCCGGGGTGGGGTTCGGGGCGGGGCCGTTGCTTTCTGTTTGGCTGGAAGCTGCGGCTGGGGGGCAGCCGATCGTGAACCACACGCAGCCGATAAGAGAGGCCGACCCTTTACAGAAGGCCGGCCCGATGTGTGTTATAGGACTGTCAGCGTCGGTAAAGCATAATGTCTGTGTATTTGGAATTGTAGTTCAACTGCGTTCTCATTTCTTTCCGTATGGCGTTGCGGAATGGATTAGCGTTGATTTTCGCCTCGGCGATCCACTCGCATAGTTCAATGATTGAGGATTTGTTGGAGGTGAAATAGAAGTAGGATGTGCTTGTGAGCAGGGTCAGCACATCAAGATAGTCGGATAGTCGCCAGTGGCATTTGTATGCCCCGACTTCCGTCGATAGGTAGGGTGGATCGACAAGGAATACAACACCGGGGACATCCTTGTATTGGGTGAACAGCTCCCGATAATCAGCCCGAACGACTTCGATTCCGTCGAGGTACCCTTCGCAATTATAAGGGGCGCGACGGAGATTATTGTACATTCCTTCTGTCTGCAGGCTTGCATAATCCGTAGCGTATTTGGATGAAAACAATAGACCAGACGAAAGTGTGATGTAATCGACAAATCCGTCCTGTTCGGCAGATTGTATAACCTTCAAAATATCTTTCCGTAGATTTTCCGGCAACATCTTGCTTCTTGGATAGTCGCCGACAATTGTGCGAATATCTGCAAGGAGTGCATTTGTCTGGTCAATGTTCTCCAGACGTACATGGTATTCGTCGAAGTCGTTGTAGATAACGCGGGCATCAGGTCGCTCCCGCTTTGTGATATGCGAGAGTAGACCGCTGCCGCCGAAGAGATCCACGAATACCGTAGCATGGTCGAATTCTCGGAGCGCTTTGCGGAACTCGCCGGCGAAGCGTCTCTTCTGCCCCATGAACGGTAGAGGAGCCGATGTGTAATTTTTCATAGTTGTGTGAATTTTCATGCCGCAAAGATTGCATTCAGAATTCACCCTGCTGTCGAAAACGTCGGAATCATACTGAAGGGTCTGTACAGTCTTTTTCGAAGCGGTCTATAATCAGGTATACCTGACGTTCACACACTCCGTATTTTTCGGCCAGAATGGCCGCTATGTAGGTCATTTTACCCCCCCCCTCGCGGAGCTTACGATAGTCCTCATAAAGATCGATGTACTTACAGTCATCCAGCCGGATACCGACGGATGATAAGCGTCGAAGAAGTTCGCGGTTGAACGATATAACCTCATAAAGTTTCATTGCACTCTGTTTTTTATTACCTTTGTCGTCTCACCTGCATACTGAAAGCAAATGCGTCATAGACGCGACGGAAGACTATCCAGCCCTCGGTCGTGCGTTTATGGCGCATGCTTGCGTAAGTATGTAGGTGAGATGACTACTTGCGGCCGGGGGCTTTATTTGTTCCCCCGAAACAGTTTGCAGGTTTGAATATAATGGCTACCTTTGCCATTGCATAGGATTGAGAAATGAGAATTTCTCTATTCCGGCGGAGGCGGAGACGCCTCCGCTTTTTTTATCCGAAAGTCGGTTCGTAGATAATATCACTTCGAGGTGAGCCTTTGACGATCTGGATTAACGGCGGCGTCATCATCAGGTATTTGAAAGAGTCTGATGGATTGGTAGACCGCATCGGCAACTCGGCGACCGGGAGATGCTCCGACCGTTTATCTTTACAGATTTTACCTTTCGAAACCCGTGTCCGGGCATTTTCGAGCGAAGCCTTGAGCGGTTTGCACTGGTATGCATCGATGAGCACCTGCGGCAGATATTTATTGTGCCCTGCCAGCAATTCCTGCATGAAGATATACTCGTCACCCTGCCCGATATTCCCTTGGCCTATAGACATCAACTGCACACTCCAGCCTGTAGGATGCTCGTTGCTGTCGAATTCGATCGCATGTTTGAGCTGCGATGCGGTGTCGGTACCCATTTTCCGATAGTTGTTACCTGCACGATCGTAATACAGCATCACGTATTTGTTCTGGTGGTGCGCGAAATAGGTGACGAATTTGTCTGCCAACTGTCTAATCGACTCTGGGGAAAGGGTATAAATGAACTTCAATACGCGCAGTATCCGCGGTTCTTCTTGAGCAACGCACATCGAACACATATTACCGAAGTCCACGCCGAGCGATAGCGCACGCTGTGGATTGCAATACCGCAAGACACGGCTGTCCTCTTGCTCCAGAAGTCCGAATCGTTCGTAGGCTTCTTCATCGATGCCATCGTAGTAAAAGTGCCGTTCTCCGAGGTTGGCATAAAAACGCTCTCCGCCCTCCAGTGTCGGTTTCATCGAAAGGATTGCGGCCTTGTAGTCGCTGAACTGCTCGGCGAAGGCGTCGTCGAACCATTCGGCAGTCAGAATGTCGACATTGATGTAGCTCGATGCAAGCATAAAGAAGGTCGCGGTTTCCGGTAGTCGGCGCAGCTCTACCCAGCGGCTTCGCCAAAGACGCGCCGTGCGTAGTTTGTTTTTGTACTCACGTTCAGCCTCCGGCGTCCGGGTTCGTTGCCATTCCAATTTCGCGGCAACATATTCATGAAGGGCTTGATTATATACCAGCCCTGCCTGCATGACCAGTGTCAGCCGCTCGGTATTCATTGCCGAGGCTCCTTTCAGTATCCAGTCATATTCCCCGATGTGAGATACATCGGGCATATCCGTGGTGAAAGAGTAGCCACGGTAAAACGGAGAGTTTCCATATTGCACGCTGTACCCGCGGACGGCTTTCATCAGGTTGGCGATCTTCTCTTCCTTGAAATATTTTACCTCGTCTCCAAACACATAGACATACGAGCTGCCGGCCAGTGTCGAAGGTCGATCGAGGGAGCCGAATCGTATGTTTGTACCGGTATGAAAAATGATTGTACGCTTGTAGGATACGAGACGGTTGAAGGGCTTCCAGAAATGCGGTTTGAGCCATGTGGGCAGGTGTTCTTTCTCTTTTTCCGTGTATGTCGGAGGTTCTTTTTCGATTACGTAGTGGACGCCTTCATGCAGTCCTTTGCGTTCGAGGCCCTCAAGCACACCGGGCAGGATATTCGAGGAGAGGTTCGAGAAGGTATCGGCCACCCATACCAAAGGGGCGCGCCCTCTTTCACATCCTCCTTTGGTATCGGCCACCCATACCAAAGGGGCGCCCGGCATGTCGAAGATAATCTCCGCGAGTCGTTCGGCTTGGAAGTCCGTAGTCTTGGCCGAGCCGCGGCCCAAGACAGCGCGGAGTTTTCGTGGCATCAGCAACGATGCCACTTGGGCGTACAGGTTCTGATATTGTACGTCGATGCAGGGGCTATCCCCCGCGTTAATTCTCTTCCTGTGCGACATTGATAATTTCGATAAAATCTACATCTTCGATCCCCGCTTCCATGCGTAGCCGTTTTTTTACGGCATCCGGGGCCAGTACGGAATCAATCTGGCGCGATAGCGCGTCTCTGTTTGCCGGTGGCAGGCTGACATCCGAAGAGTCGAGGGATAGAAGACGAATCGGTTTGATATACTGTGACGATGGGAGCTGTTCCGGGTCGGGTTGGTCGAGGCGGAGAATTTTTGCGGCCTTTGCCCTCATGTCTGCCGCCACGGAATAGTCTGCGGCACAGGTTGCTCTTTGGGCGACGATGCTCGACCATGCTTCGAGATCATCGGCGTATTTTTGCCGAAGCGCCTCTTTCGTTACGCGCCGGTTCGAGTAGAAGAGATTCACGGCTTCGTCATAAATATCGACGGCACGGGCATAGGAGAGTTTGAAGGGCGGCTTTGTCAAGAACTTGATGACATTTCGGCGGTCATGTTGTTTGGAGAGTGAGAATACCAGATTCAACAAGTCGATATATAGCTGTTCCTTTGCCGAGAGATCGTCTTCGCAACCTTTGTCGATGTAATCCATGATGCGCTGGTAGGATTGCTCGTCGGTGAATCCTCCGAACACATCCAGCTTTGTCATTTCAAACGAACGGTCTCGTTGTATTTTGTAGAGCTGTGTCGTCGCCGGAATGTTTCCGCCGAGAGCCTCATCCATGAGCTTTATTTCGAGCAGAGCGCGTTTCTGCAAGAGACCACGGGCTATCAGCACGGCAATGCGGCTATTGGGGTCGTTATACTCCTGCGTAAACTGCTCGACGTTCGCGTTGATGCTGCGGGCGATATCTTCCGGCGACCAGCCGAGCGCACCGAGATCGACCAGCATCTGTTCCTCTTCAGGCGCGAGGGTTTCACCGATGGGCTTATGGTCGGGTAGTTCGTTCATATTCTTCGATCATTTTATTGACGGCGGCAAGCTCACGTTCTTTCGCCTTCAGGCGGTGCTTGCGTTGGATATCCAAATGAGGCTTACTACCGCGGGTAATCTCGTGCTTGATTCGCCAGATGCTGCCTTTGAGATTCTTCTGTTTGGCGACAAGGGCAACCGGCCCCATTTTACGCAGTGTCGCCAGTTCCTGCATCTCTTTGAAGATCGAGTGCCGGCCGAGCAGCGTATGATGCTCGGCGTAGTATGTGAATTCGTAGAGAATTTTTCGATTTTCGGAGAAAGATTTTATAAGACTTTCGGCTGTTGCAAAACATTCGTCCAGTGTGGCACAATCGAATAGCCGCCGATGCGCATCGACGTAATCTCGATAGGCTGTAATTTTGTCGGCTGCCAGAATTTTCAATTCGGGCGGACAATCAGGTTCAGAGAGAAACGCCCATTGTTCTCGGAAGGCTTGCCGGGAGCTGGGCGGGGGAGTCGTGAGTGGAGAAGTCCCCGATACTTTGCACAGTGTGTCGATAAGCAACGATTTGTACCGATCGGGACGCGCTGTTACGAGCCGGGTCAGATGCTCGTTCTTGGCGTAAAGAGAGAGGAGCCGAAGCCCTGCTTGGACTTCGGCTCCGGACTCTAACCACTTTTGAACGGCATTTTGCATTACGACCGGATTTTGGTGAGTAAGGGGGATACGGCATTCCAACCTTCGGCGGATGCTGCAATGAATTTACGCTGACAGAGTCCGGCGATCACGACGTTCTCGCAGGGATTACTCCGCAGGACGAGTGTAACGAAGTTGCCGAAATCATGCGAAACTTCCGTAGCACGGACACCGCGGCGATACTCTTTCGCATAATCCGCGATGAGGGTTTCGTCGTCGGCGTCCTCTTGCATCGTTCCACAAAGTTCGACCAGAGCCACTTTGTTCAGGAGCATCGGCAGGCGTTCTGCGTAGTGTCGGGAACCGTCTTTGCGAACGTATACCTTGAGTTGTGCCAGATCCGCAAAATCCACCGGAGCGACGGGGGCGCAGTTGGCCGGGACAAACACGAATTCGTCGGGGATAGAGGCATCCGCAATCAGTGCGGGAAATTGCTTTGCGAAGGGGGCATCATCGACGAATACAAGCGTACAGTGTTCGGGAGCCGCCTTCTGCCACAGAGCCTGCAACAGGTCTTTCGTACCGGAGTAGGCAGCGATAACGATAACGGAATCGTCAGCCGGTACTCCTTCAGCAGCCGAAGAGGCCGGTTCAGAGGCGGCATCGTTTTCCGGAAGGGACGAAAGAGGTGCCGGTTCCGGAATGGGGGTTTCTTCCGGTGCGTTCCCATCGGGGCTTACGGCTCCCGCGTCTGTGGTTCTTTTTTCAACTTCGGCCGTAGGTGTGGCCGAAACAGCCGGAGCGCCTTTGGCCCCGGTCTGTTTTGCGGTGTTATCCTTTCCCATACTATGCTCCCTCTTCCGGTGTCGGTGCCGGTGTAGCCTCGTCGGCGAGTTCCGGCATCTTGCCTTTGTAGATGCTTGCCCCGATCAGGTCTCGCTGCTCCTGCTTGAACGTGAGCTTCCGCTTGCGGGCATCCTTGTTGTTGGTGTACTCCGTCGTCAGGAAGAGCGGGTTGCACTTCGAGCCGCGATATTCCGCCGTATTGCCGTTGGCGCAATCGCGGTTCAATGCGATGAATCCTCGATTGCGGGCGTATTCCGTGAACCCGGCAATCTCGGCTGAATCGCCCGGATGTTCGAAGGCGATGCCGACTTTGACGCCGCGGGCGTCGGGATCTCCTTCGGATTCTTCGGTGCATTCGATCGTACTCGGCGTGGCGTAGATGCCGATTGCTTTTTTTTCTGCGATCAGTTCCAGATCGCTTTTCATGACGATGTCTCCGATTTCCCGCGTCGGTTCCGCAGCGACGAATTCGACAGGGACGAGGATTATTGTCGGGTTTTTGGGACGAGGGCAGCCTGCGCCCTCGTCCGTTTTCAGAATTGATACAGGGTTATACATGATAATCGGTGTTAAGGTTTGATACTATGCGCCCTCGGTGGGATTTTCCACTTCGGCGGCAGTGTTGGTCTTTTTCCAGAAGTCGGTCGAGCCGTCAGCCGAGATTGCGGCCTGCGGGTCGTAGCCGGCCGGAACGGAAGCGAAGAGCATTTCGCCAAACGCGAAGCCGACACCGAGCCAGAATTCGCCGTAGTAGCGGACTTCGTAATCGACTTTCTGGATGTCGGTGATCACCTGCGGCTGGTTCAGGTTCTGCAACATGATGAAGTTCGACTTCGGCGTGCAGAAGATGATCGGCGAGCCGTACAGGCAGTCGAGTACCTGAAGCGAGAAGTTCGTGAAATCGACACGGTCTTTGCCGAAATCGGGATTCTCCGTGCCGCTGCCAGCTCCCCATTTGTCTTTGTAACCTCGTTTGTATTTCACGTAGAGATCGGCAGACAGGAAGATGTTCATCTTCAGGGACTGATACTTCGCCAGAATCTTGTGGGCGAAGTCATCGATGTACTCGACGACTTCGGCATCTGTTGCTGTGCGCAGATCCTTTGCGTTCGGGTAGAAGTTGATACCCTGATCACCCGATTTGGCCGCTTCGACGAGCAGCGTTTCGATGCCGTTCATCGACTCTTCCGGCTTGCCGGCATCGGTCGGATTCTCCTTGGCCTTGTACTTGCCTTTACCGATCATCTTCATCTCGATGTCCTGAAGGATCGACGGCAGCAGAATCTTCTGCACGATGTAGCGTGTGATCGGCATCTGATCGGGGGACAGGCGCTCGTTGTAGAGCGACAACAGCCACGAGTTGGCGACGTCGGCCGGGACGATTGCAAAGTTGATTTTGTGCCGGTAGTTCTGAATTTTGATGGCGGTGAACCGTGCATCGCCTGCCGGTGTCCACTTGGACGAGAACTCCTGTACGACGGACGTATAGTCCGAGCGTACTGCTTTGTAGGTTTCGATCGCACGCTTCGGCGTCATGAACTTCGCCGAGGTGAAACCCCGGTAGATGTCCTGCATGAGTTCCAGACTGTTTCCCTGCGACGAGTAGGTGCCCAGCTCTTTTTTCAGGTCATCCACGTCGATCGTGGCTGCGGAGAAAGTCGGAAGCTGGCCCGTGGCCAGAGCTTCGAGTGCGAGGCGGTTGTGGGATGCCTTCGCGTCGATCGGGAAAGTACGGCCTTCGCTTCTCCCGAATACTTCTGTCGCGGCAGGCTTATCCTCGCGGGCTTTGGCGAGTTTCTCCTTCTCCTGCTGTAAGATCGTCATCTGGGCAGACATCGACGCGATTTTTTCTTCTGCTTTTGCCAGTTCCTGCCGTAACTTGTCTTTGTCGTCGCCGCCGGAGCGACCGATGGCATCGAGGAAGTTCAGCAAAAGCTGTTCTTTCTGTGCGTCGTCACTTGCATCGTTTGCGATGTATGCGTCGTAGTACTGCAAGGCTTCCGGGCCAAATTTTTGTTCGAGAATCTTACGCTGATCTGCAGAAAGCACTTCACGCCCTTCTGCATCACGCGAAAGATTTTCCACCCCGACAGTTCGGGCGAAGATTTTCGAGATAAAGTTCCAGTTCAATTTCATGTTCGATATAATTATGAGTGAATACTTGCGCGGATGAAGGCGTGATCGACGCATTCTTGTAAAGTGGCGATGCCATCGGCAAGGCCGGTTTCGATAGCCTTGTCTGCGAAGAAAGTCGCACCGGTCAGTACTCCCGGAGCGTCGGCCCGGAGGGCTTGCCGGCCCGCTTTGACGTCGGTATGAAACGCTGCGACCAAATGAGACAGGTGCGTGCGGATCAGCGTGTACTCTCCGGTGAGCGCTTGACGGTATGCGAGGTTTTTGTCGGATGACTCTTCCGCATATATCTCGTGAACCTTTTGTCCTGACTTCTCCAATGCCTCGCGGTCATCGATGAAATATGTATACGCACCGATTGACCCTACTTCCGATGTGATGGCGTTGTCACAATAAATCGCGTCACATTGTGCGGCGATCCAATAAGCGGCTGACGCACAAAAGTCGACATGTGCGAGGAGAGGCTTTCCCGTGGTTTTGAATTTCCGGATTGCATCCAGCATCAAGGGGACGGCCGTCGAATTCCCGCCGCCGGAGTCGATGTCCAGAACACAGGCAACGACGTTTGTGTCGGCAGCCGCCGTAAGAAGGGCTTGCGCATACGTGGCCGTTCCGATTGTTCCGCAGGAGTCGTATTTGGTAATCGTACCGGATATCGGGATTACAGCAACGCAGGGGTCGCCACTTCTGGCAGCATTGGCGGAAACGGCACGGGCGTTTACGTCATAAAGCATGGTGTCGAATTCCCGCTCGGCAGATTGGTACAGGATATCCTGCTGCTGGAGCAGTGAGATGGCTGTTGGTATGAGAGTGGAGATATCGTGAATGAGCCAACGACCGCGGCGCAGTTCGAGGGCCAGCTTGACGTTGTTCTCCGGGGTGATCTGGCGTTTCATTTCTTTTTTATGCAAATCTACATGGTCGCAGACCGCATAAAAAGGACGGCATTACGCCTTTACTGCTTCGACCGATGTCTGGTATTTGCAGGTGGCAACGAGGGTTTCTTCCTCGGTCAGTGTAAGTAGGGCCGGGATGTCCTTGCTGCCGAAAACAAGGGAGCCGCCGTGCCATTTAACGCGGACAATCGCCGGCTCATGCAGGAAAGCATCGTCAGAACGGAGTGTTGCTGTCAGAGTAATCGTCTGGAGTTCTCCTGCATCTTCACGGGTTGTTGCAATTTTGAGTTTACCGAACGGACTGACCAAAGGTACCCGCCGAAACTCGGCGTCAGGACATGTCGCCGGTTTTAAGGAGATAGAGGTGATAATTTTAAGCATATTATCAGTGAATTTGTAGAAATAATTACGATTTTCGGTTAAACTTTTTTCGGCTCATCGACGAGCGATTCGATGTAGTATGCGCGTCGGATCAGTTTTCGTTTCAGGGCTTCCAGTTCCTTCAGCTCCCGACGATAGGCCCGCTTGTGGAGGGATTCAAAGTATTCAGCCGAGAACAATTTACGGGAGAGGATGAACGCTTCTATAATCTCCTCTTTGCGTTGGCGCAGGGCTTTTCGGCGTTGCACGAATTCCCAAAAGTCAAGTTCAAAGTAGGCGCGCAGGGAGATGTTGAGCTGCTTGGTCGCTTGGGCCGAGAGATAGATGAACTTATTTTGAAAGTTTTGAGTGGCCTCGTTGATTGGCAGTATAAAAGTCACTGCAAATTTTCCGCAGGCTTCTCTGGGCGGGAGGCTTGCTGCTTGAGTGTGTCCGATAATCAATTTCCCGAAACAATTTCGGGCTGTCACGATATAAGCGCCGGTGCTGTCTTGCTCGAAGAGATAAGCGAGATAATCCATGTGTATTCGGTCATCTACATCGAAGGTGAGTTTCATTTCCATATTCGTTTATCAATTCCGGTTTTTAAGGTTCGTATATACATAGGATTGAGCCTAATAAGAGAATTGCCTTTTATGTCGATAAAGCAGCAACGGTTCCCGAATTCGTCTATCCAGTCGAACAGCCCGTCGTTACACATGGACTGCACGATTTCAATGAATTCTTCGGGATTGCCTGCGATAGCCGCAATCCGCTGCCAGCGGTAAGGTGGCAGCCGTGAGAGCTGCGCTACCAATAAACGAAGGTACCTCAAGAACTCTTCGTCGGAAAGGTCATAGTATGTTTTCATAAAAAGGATACCTATTTTGGGCAACTACACGAACTACAATTAACTACATGCTGAAAATCAGATATTTACAAAACTACAAAAGTAGCTTTTCATAGTGATTGTAGTTTTTAGAGTTTCAAAGTGAAGAAAATGTAGTTTTATGTAGTTTTTTTGTTGTTAAAGTAGTTGTGTTTATTTCATTGATTATTAACGTTGTAGTTCGTGTAGTTCATGTAGTTGGCATTTTTTCAATTCGTGGCGGTACTTGCGGCGAATACCTGCCAACATGCGAAACGCCGGACTTCGGCGGTAACGCTCGGTGGCTTCGATGATTCTGTTGATTTCAATGCATGTCGCAGCGGCAGCTTGGGCCACGGCTGTCATAGACGAGGAGCAGGCCGCAAATGCATGGCCTGCTCTTGAAAGGGAACCTGATATGTCATATAGGTCATTCATACGGGTCGCATTTTACGGCATGATTGCTGACGGCAAGCCCCTCGCCGATTAATCCCCGGTAATCGATCAGAAGCGTGTCGAGGTAGTCATAAAGTCGGTGATATGAATAGATAGGGTAGTGTTCGCCGTTCAAATAACAAGCGGAAAAATCCCCTGTTTCCGGCAGATACATCAACTTGATCGCCGGAATGTGCAAGGGGCCGAGCCGATAAGCGACACCGACTTCCTTATCGAAGGCGACCTGATCCGGAGAACACTTGAATACGATCGCCGCACACCCGGCCAATGGAACGAGTTGCTGTCCTCCGTGGGTGATCTCGTTACGCACATCATCACCCGGCCGAAGGATTGGCAACTGCTGGCTGATGATGGAGAATCCGGTTTTGTCTCTTTTCTGTACCTTCATCGAACCCTCGAACTGCAATCCGTATGCAGCGTATCGATTGATGTAGTGGGTGAGCATTTCTCTCATCATTAAATATTTTTTATGCCTTATGGCGGTTATTTGTGGGCGACCGGGGACTCGAACCCCTAATTTCCGAATGTTCTTCTTATACCAATTTTTCCCATTTTATAAGATGCCTGTCGTCGCCCTGCCGGTTTTACATTTTCATCAGCACACTCCTTTCTTTTTTTCGACAAACGACCGTAAGGCCAGTGAAATGTCGAGTTCGCTCGTTGTGTTCAATGCCTCATAGAGGTCATCGTCTATTCCTTTCTCATCTTCAAAATTTCCTGCGATGCTTTTGGCTCCCGCAGGAATCCGCACCCACTTCTCGATGTAGGTCTTATTACCCAAAATGACAGTACGTGTCCATCCGTCCGGGGTGATTTCAATTGTTACTTTCGTAGTCATGATTTTTAGAGTATTAAGTTCATTGGATAAGCATCTATTTCGGTTGACGGACTGCAACGTCCGAGTTGAGTTTTTCAATAGTCTCTCGTTGAAAGCGGCCCGCAATGACTGCAAGTCCCCGATCTGTGTAGTATCGGTCGTGGATAGTTCGGATGTACTCTCGACCGCCGTAGCAAAAGTCCAATTGTACGAGCAAGTCTTCGGCATATATCCTTACAATGCCATGTCCGGAATAGTATAGTCCTTCTCGATATGCCCTGTCTGTTCCCGGATTTCGGAATGATAATGTTGCATAGGGCCGTGATAGCGTGATTTTTTCGTTGTTAATCATCGTTTTCATCTTCTCTTCCGTTTTAGCTCTGCAACTCGGCGGAGGATATAATTCCGTCTTTTCGCATGAATGTATTTGTTGGCTTGTCTATGGCTCCATCCAAGCAATAGTGCGAACTCACGCAGAAGCATAGATGAATAGTGTATACAAGCCTCCTCTCTTAACCGGCGCAGCAGTTTGGTTTTCATCTTATCATGGGTTGTTTTATCTCAATGGTTTGTATTGTGTGGTCTATTGTAGGAGGGTAATAGTCAATTGCGATTCCGTTTACCATGATGTCGCAATTTTCGGCACCCATCCCTACCGCCCAGTCGTAAAGTTCCTTCGGTGTCATAATTTATTCGTACTCGAATTCTTCAATCTTCACACTCCCCGTATTGGGGTTATTCCGTAGCCGTTCGACAAGGCATCCTTTCGCATACATTACCGCATTAAATTCGTTGAACTCCATTCCTATGGAATTGTCCTCGTCGAACTCGTCTTTGGTGACGTCAAGGGTTATTTGCGCCACTACTTTGATTCTGTAGCCTTTCATATCGCTGCCTTATTGGTGAATGTCGATAAATAAATCCGGCCATTGTGAAGCTTTTCGAACTTTCCATGTATGCCCACACTTCATGCATGTGGCATTCAGACCTATTATATTGCCCGGCTCCAAATTCATTATGTGAGGCTCCTTGAGTATCCCGTCGGATGCATATACATAGGCCCCACATTCGTATAACTCAACCAACATAATGCTTTTGCTTCTGCATTTGGGGCACTTTATCAGTATCTTTTTCATAGCCTTGTCTTATTCGTGAATCTCCCGCCAGCCGAGGATATTTTTAACGTTGATAAGGCGGCTCGTACCCTCAATAGTCCACAAATAGCCTCCGGCATCACCGGCAGAAAGCCATGCTGTCGATATGCGGATCAGCCCGGAACCATACCATTTTACCTCTACGACCTTGTAATACTCCGGCAGCTCATATTTCGGGTCGTGCCAGCGCGTCAGCCCTGTGTGTTCGGATTTTCCGAACTGGATAAGCCATTCAAGGGCATCATAGGTCGGAATACAAGTACCTAAACATTTCCGGTCGCAATTCTTGCGGTCTCCGCAAGTCACGCAGATGTTATTTTCGCAAAAGGCTTTTGCTCTTTCCTCAATCGTTTTCATTTTCGGTCAGTTTTTGGATGAAACTCCTTCGGCAATACTTGTGATTCGGTTCGAACTCTCCGTCCTCTACATTCTCGAACCACATATCGTCGAATGCGCTGATCGCTTTTTCCCGCATTCGCTCCTCGGCCTCCTGCTCGGCAATTTCAACGGCCCTTTCTGCTACCTGCTCTGCAACATACCCGGTATACGGGTATCCCAACCTGTTTTCAAACAGATATTTCTCTGCTTTTTCGCTTTTCATAGGTTCAATTCATATCCGTTAGACAATATCCACTCAATACGATTACAAAGGAGGTCGACAAGATCGAATTCGAGTTGCTCTCCAATGCATTGGTGCATGTGGCTGTTTTCGTAGCGCAGGTTCCAACAGAAGTTATTGGACAGAGTTAAAGCGTAATCATGATTCTGCCCAACTACGGCAGGAATATCCGTCGGCATCACTCCCAGCAGGTCGGCGACCGTGAAGGCAGGAATAACGCCATCGCCCTTTAAGCTGGAGCGGTCATAACTTATAGACAGGAAGCATTCTTTATCATTGGGAATAAATCGCCTTGTTAGCGCATCAAATTCGTATCCCGGAATCCATACTATGCTCGCCTTCTCCGCGGGCACTCCCAGTTCGATCAGCCGCTTCGACTGCTCGATGCTCGTTACTTGGTCTTTCATCCTCTAAAGTTTTTAAATTCACAACTGTAAAAAACTGATTTCTTGTTGCACCAATGCGCCAACCGTTTCTGCTCCTTTGTCGGCTCGATTTTATTATCGAAATCTCGGTAAGGCTGGGCAAACGGGCAGACTTCCAGTTTGCGCAGGGCGTTGATCCGTTCCAATGATTCATCTACATCTTGTATCAGGCAGTAGACGAAAATGCGATATGACTTGATGCCTCGGCGCCCCAATTCTTTGACACACTTTGTAACTGCCTCCAATTGCGACATCCGGTCGCAGGCAAATCGGATATACCGAAGCCACTTCACGCGCGCCAACAGATCGAGAATGTAAGCGTCATTGCAAGCCCGCCGGGCGTCCAGCCCTTGATTGAAGTCTACCGCGATGCCCATGCGGATTATTTCTTCGATCTGTTCAAGCCCAAAGTCCGATGCCAGCACATTGTTGTCGAGCAATACAGCCCGGTGTTTATCACCGATGAATTCCCGTAGCGGGGACGCAGGCCGGATGGCTCCTTCTTTGTGCGGAACAATGCACCACGGGCAACGGTTCGGACAGCCACGGGTAAAGAATCCGTAGGCTTCATTTACTCCGTACAGCGAATAATCCGGGCAAATATGCTCGATCTCACCGGGCAGTACCGTCGTATAGTCCCGGAATCCCGTCCCGCCCCGGATCACCTCGCAATGATAGATGTCCGGACAATCGGGCGTGAAAGTGAAAACCTTCGACATGTAAACCCGGTCGTAGCGACCGAACATCGGGTCGGCGAACTCCACCGAATCACCCTGCGATTTATGCCAAGCTGACAGTTTCATCAGCGCGAGGTTCGGGAAGTTGTGACCGTCTATGTCAACCAAACCTATTCGCATAATCCGTAATAACTCACGCAGCTGGTCGCCGTGTCGTCGTCGAACAAACTGCCCGTGGCGTGCTGCCATTCGACATAGCGCACAACATCGTATATGTTGGCGTATTGGTTGCCGCTGGTGATTGCGTGGGCAGGTATTTTGTCTGGGCCGAAAAATTCTGAACGCAACCGGTCGCCGCATTGTAACTCCTGCTCAATCTTGGCAATGTAGTCGATCCGCTCCGGGGCCTGCCGGGCAATATTGAGGATGTCCCGCTGATTCGCCATCACGCACGGCCAGCAGCCGACACGCTTGTAGCCCATCCGGTAGAGCGGGTTCGGCTCCAAACCTTCGTCGAGGATGTAATCGATTACCTGCTGCGCCGACCAGTCGAACACGGGCCGAAGCAGATCGTCGGCGAATTTCTCCCTAAATGCTCGTACCTCCTTGCCCCGATAAGTGTGCTTCTTCGGGTTGCCCGCTTTGTCGTAACCGTAAGGCTCGAAATAGTATTTGAAGTACGTACATTGCGCCGGCATCTTGGCCCGGCTGGCCGATTCTGCTGCCCGGATACCCTGAATCATCAGCATATTGTCGTGAACCTCGTCCAGCACGTAGTCGATCGTGGGATTGGTTTTGAGTTCTACCGTGCAGAACCGCGCCCGCGTCGAGGGCCAACGCTTTTTCTGCCGGGCAAGATTGACCATCCCGTCGTACTTTTTCGACTTGAGCGTCACCAAATCCAAGTGGAGTTTATCCGCGATCCGGTTGATGTACTCGTAGGTCAGCGGATGCTCCCAGCCCGTATCGCAGAATACGGTCGTGAAGTTCTTGGTGATATGCTCGCGTGTCCACAACAACGCCGCAAGGCTGTCTTTTCCACCCGAAAAGGTTACTATGACTTTCATCCTTAAAGTTTTTGAATTCTTGCTGTTCTTATGGTTGAAAAAAGCGGATTAATTTCGGAAATGTTCGATAATCTCGTCTTTGGTAGCTTTGTGGCACAGTTGCTTCGGTGCTACTGCTGCCATCCATTTAGCCCGGATGTCGCTGGCCCGCGGTATCAGAACTTTGAACCAGTCGCCGGCCATAATCAGCCGTTCCCCGGTTTCAGTCTGTACGGTATCTTTCAGCCTTTCGAAGCGGATGACGGCGTGAGCGACGAACCATTGCTCGCGGTCGTTGTCACTGTTCATGGCCGCCAGTGCCTTGAATATTTCTATATTCTCGCCGCAGTTTATACATTCACGGGCCATAGCCTCTCGCTTTTGTTCTTCGGGCGGTGCCCAGAAGGATGGGTTTGAGTTAGCAATAGCAAAAGCAAGCAGGAGTCGAGGTTGGTCGCGGTTTAGTTGTTTTACCGGTCTACCAATATCTGCCATCCACTTACCGAGTTCTATTTGTTGTCGTACGGTAGGGATAAGCACCATACATGAGGTTTGAAAACTCATTGTTCCCCTCCTTTCTTTGTAAGTGCCGCCATAAGTTTTTTTGCATGCTCCACGGCCATAGTATAGGGGTCGCGGCATTCGGGTTTATTCACCAACTCAGGGAGTATCAGCGCCGCCGCAAAGCCTATAAATGCCTCGCTGTTCGGCGTTCCGATATTCGCCCACGGCCCGGCGGGCGCGTCATCGCGGAGCATCTGTCCGTCGCCCGTCAGCAACCAGAGTTTGTCGATTTCTGGGTAATGTTGGCAGATGCGGGTGGCTACATCGAGCGAGATCCCATTGTTTCCCTTTTTAATCTGGTAAAGGTTTTCACCGCGGGGCAAGCCGATGTGTCGGGCAAATGCATTCACCGTCAGCTTTGATTGCTGGATGACCATTTCGATTCGCTGCCAATCGGTCAGGATTTCGTTCTTTGCCTGATTCTGTTTTGATTTGTTGTTTTGCATAGGATTGAATATTAGGTGATTAAAATGATAGTTGCGTAGGGGTGAAAGGTTCCGGTTCATCCGGTTCGTCCGGGTTTTCTGTATAACTCCGCGAGGTGTCGAGGTCGATGCCGTAATTCTCGCAGATCATTTTGTAGTCGAAGAGCATGGCCGTTGTCGTTCGACCTGTGGCCGCATCTCCGGCCGGAACGAATCCCGTTGGGTTTTGGATGACTTTGAATCGCTCGGCCTTTTTGGTGCCGAGGAATTCCCGACTGTGCTCCAGATAGTATTTCAGCGAGTCGCGGGGTATCTTTTTGCTCTCGGAATCTCGGCTCTCTTTGGCGTAGAGCTGCGATATACGGAGGAATGATACGGATAGGTAGCGTGTCCCTTCCGGCAGTTCCAACAGTGTCTTGGACTCTTTGATTGGGATTCCCTTTTTTGTGGACGCTTTGATGTGATAGTCCACGCCAATCCATATTTTTCCGGATGATGCCAGAATATCGACTGTCTCCCAGAACCCGGCAAGTTCGTTGTTTTCATTGGTCTTGAGGTTCTGCGTTTCGCACATCTTTGTGACCATTGGGAGTATTTCAGCGTATGTAAAGGGTAGGGAAAGCAGGTGTTCGATGCTGCGAAAAGCCGCGGTAATTGACACCCAGTTTCTGAAGGTGCGATCCTCGATGATTTTGCCCACGAATGCCGCGGAGAAGTCGGCGGCGGTTTCGTCGTACATGTGGCGGTAATTACTGCGGAACTGATTGCGTTGCTTGAGCAGCTCCCCGGTTAGGTGGGTTAGGCCGCGCTTTTCGATCAACTTGAGTTCGTTGTATCTCTTTTTCTCGTCATCGGAAAAGGTTGTCTTGGAGAAGGTGAGAAATACCAAACGGGAGAAGAGGGCGATGTCTGCCGTCGGCATCTCCTGCCCGCTCAATATCACGCCGCAATCCACGGCCGTAGTTTCTCGCTTTTTGTCGTTGTCCATGTTCATGCGGGAGCGGCCGGCACCATCCCATAAGCCTTTCAGGAATTCCCGTTTCTCGATGTCGAGAGTGTTCTTGTACTCGTCGATGTGGACGATCGCATTTGATACCTCGGCCACGGCTTCGGCAAGTGCTGCTTTCGTCGTGTTGTTGATGTTCGGTGCTATATAGGACGGGATAAAAAACGATGTCAGCGAGTGGGCGAGTTCAGACTTTCCCGAACCTTTTGGCCCGAAGAGGTTCAGAATCGGAAATGATGTTGTAACATTCACGACGAGATCCCGGAAGAGTGACGCGATTAAGAAGCAGATTCCGATCTTTGCGTTGTCGCCGAACACTTCGATGAGTCGTGTCGCGTAGTCCTTGAGTGTTATGTCGTTGGTAATCGCATACACGAACCGGCGCTGAAATTGATAGCTTTGCGGGTCGTCTGCAGTATCTTTGGAACATCCCGGCAAATAGAAAAGCTGCCCGCGGACGTTCACCAAGCCGAAATCATTTGCTTTGACAAAGTGCCCCTCGTCCATTGCACCGTTTCCCCATGCGTATATTTGGTGCCGTTTCTGCCATCCGAGCTGTTTGATTTCGTCGGCCGAGGGAGTCCCGTCGAACAGGTATTTTTTTAGTTTCGTCAGTTCGCCCTGTCCTGCTTCCCAGATGTAGTTGCCTTTCGACTCCGTGCGGATGCGGAAGTCGGCAAACGATACGAGCGAACGCTGATCGAGTTTGATGACCGCTTCCTCTCCTTTGTCGTTCCGCATCCGGAACAGACGCCGGGCGTTCTGGTCGTCTTTGACATGGACGATCGGTTCGAGGATGAAGTTTGACCAGCGGACATCGGCATTCCCGCGCCCGGCACCGTAGTAGCTATTACGTGAGACGTAGAAACCGTACTCCGAAATCATATCCTCGGAATAGCTTTCTTCCTTTTTTCGCTGCGCTCGTTCCCGTTCGAGTTGAATCTTTTGTAGCTCTGCCGTCCATATCTTGCGGTTCTTGTACTCGCGGGCGAACATGTCCAGATACATGTTGACCGTGCTTTCGTCGCGGCATAGGGCCAAGAGCTGACAAACTTCGGATATGACGGCGATCTGCTCGGTCTGGGAGTTCTTGCCCTCCATTTTGTGGGCGCATAGCCACGGGATAAAGTCTGTTGTGGAGTTGCTCAACAACTCTTCGTACCCCTTTGAGTATTGCCGGAAATAATCGTCCGGGTCTTTGTAGTTGTCTTTGATTTCCATGACCCGTACAGCCAGCCCTTCGCGGAGTATGGTTTCGGCGTTTTTGGCGACAGCCTTCTGCCCGGCATCGTCCATGTCCCCGATGATGATTACGGTGTCGGCGACCTTCTTTATGAGTTCGATCTGCTTTGTCGTGAGAGCAGTGCCAAGCGGGGCAACTGTGTTGTCTACGCCGATCTGGTGCATGCGGATAGCGTCGGGATTTCCTTCGACGAGATTCATTGTGCGGACGGCTGCAGCCTGACGTGCCGACTCGAAGTATGCGAACAGATGCTCTCCTTTTTTGTAGACTGCCGTGTCGCCCGTGTTGATGTATTTCGGGAGCTTTTTAGGGTTCTCCTTGTCCATAAGACGACCGGAGAAGCCGACGATGTTTCCCGTCCGGTCGCGTATGGTGAATATCAGCCGCCCGCGGAAGGTGTCGTACAGGGAGCCGTCGCGTTCGCTTCGGCGGACGAGGTCTGCATCGAGCAGTAGTTGTTCCTTGTACCCTTTTTTAGTGGCGTATTCGCGGAATCCGCCTTTGTACGGGGCGAAGCCGATCAGCATATTATCGATCGTCTCCTCTTTGAACCCGCGCTCCTTTGTTGCGTATTTTTGGGCAGGGAGTGATTGTTTGTAGCTTTCCCGAAAGTATTCGAGAGCGACCTGATTGATTTCAAAAATGCGAGAACGGCGGAACCGAGCCTCTTTTTGCTCTGCGGTCAGTTCCTCGGCTTTGTATTCGATGTTGAGTTTTTTTGCCAAATACTCCACCGCTTCAGGAAACGTCATGTTGTAGAGCATCATCACGAAAGAAATGGCATTGCCTTTCGCACTACATCCGAAGCAGGTGAAGATTCCCTTTACCGGGGATACTTTGAACGAAGGAGTTTTTTCCTTGTGAAAGGGACAGCAGCATTCGTAATTGACGCCGGCCCTCTGCAAGCTTACTCCTTCGCCTCCGATTATGGAAACGATGTCTTTGGAAAGTATCTGGTCTATGACGTATTCAGGTATCATTTGCGCGGTGTTTCTGGCGGGACTTTCCCCCTTTGGGAAATCCCCCCCCCGTTGGTTATAGTGATTCGATTTGCGTGACGATCTGGCCGGCCCTGTCGAATTGGTTCTTGAAATCTTCTTTGATTGTCGGCTGTTTCTCCTCCTGCATTCCCTTATACAAGTTGCATCGATACATTGTGAGTGCGCGACGTATCGTTTCAAGCTGGTCTTTGTCGAGATCCATTATAGCATAGCGTTCCCGGTTATCTTTATCGCAATACATGGCTACCAGAGTTTGAGGATGAGCGCTACGGCGACGATTGTGTTCAGGATAAAACAGATGAGGGTCGGGATCAGTCCTCGCTGGTCATCTGCACGGGCTTGCAACAGCAATTTTGCTGTGTAAAGCAGAATGAGGAAGTCGAGAAAACCCGTTATACAGGCGAGGATAATCAATATGATAGTTTGCATGATTATGTCTTTTAAAATGTTACGTTGATTTGGTACTTCTCGGCGATGAATTTTGCCAACGCCTCCCGCTTGGAGAGTGGGATTTGGCGGGCGCCGCACCCGTAGGCGTTGAAAGTCGAGGTCGCAACAAAGAGCATTTTTGCGCCTACTGTCCGGAGTTCTTCTCGACTGTGGATGTCCAGCCCCCGCCAGAACTCGATGAATGTCTTGGTTTGTTCCATATATTTTTAATTTTTAATTCGATGGAAAAAGAGGGCGGCGAAAATCTAATCGCCAGATTAAAAGTTGGCCGCCCTCTGCGTCCGGTACTATCTCACGACAGGATGCGGACACGGTCAGGACTCCGATGCCCTATAGTCAGGGACAGACTTTCGGCGGCCGATGTCATGCGCCGCATCTTTTCGATGTCTGTCCCGTTGTAGATGTCTAACAGACGACTGCCTATCATCAGGCGGCTTTCCTCTGTGTCGAGGTTCACGATCAGCCTCACGTTGTTGGGGTAGGTCTGAATCATCTTGGTTTCTTTCCCCCGCAGGTAGCGGGTTTCACATTGCGGCATACTGTACGCCGGGGTTGCAGTTGATTTTCTGTTTTGCATAGGATTGTGTTTGAAATGGTGGAAAATTTCTCTACATTTGTTATTAACATTGTTATTTACAAATGCAAATATCAGTAATTATTAGGATTAATCCAAATAAAACCTAATAATTTTTACACTTAAAAATTAGCCTCAATGTATAGTATTGATATTAGGGAATTTAGACGTGCAAATAAAATGACGCAACAAGAACTTGCGGACTATTTTGGCGTCGTTCAGGGGTTTATCTCCAATATGGAAAATGGGCGTGAAAAAGTGCCCGACAAATACATTAGTAAAATATTAGGTGATCCGAATGTCGATTCTTCAATGGTGAAAGTGGTAGCACCGGAGAACGAGGTGAAGATGCCTCGTGAAGTATTCGATAAATTTTCCCTGCTGCTCGAAACTATTAGTTCCCAGCAGGGGACGATTGCGGATCAGCAGAAGGTGAATGCGGAACAGGGGCGGTTGATTGCTGATATGTACCAGAAAATCGACCGCCTGACATCATTGGGGAGTCGCACTGCCCGCACGGAAGACGATGCCGGATGTGCCGCTGCAAAATAG